ATCTCCTTTAAGGCATCAGAATGCATCGCTTCTGTGGTCAAATATGCAATTCTTTCGGGATCGATCTCATTCAGGCGATCTAATTCCTTAAGTTGTCTAAATATGAAAGCTGCGCCCATAGTCATCATTTCAATGTGGGTAGGTTCCAATTCAAAGGCTTGAACCGTACCATCGAAAGCGCCCAGAGCGGCAGCCGCGAACTCTGCATCATCAACTTCACGTTCAAGAGCGCGAAGAAAACTCACGTGCGAGAGTCCTGCTGCAATATTGACGTCCTCTCGCATATCGTCATCCGAGACACGCTTCTGGCGGTGTGCAAAATCGGACCGATTTTCAACTTCAACTTCAACGGCAACGCCCTTTTCGCCCGTCTCATGTCGCAGAGGCACAACGAAATCATCCTCCGACTTAGGGTCCATCTGACCAGCGCACCAAGAGCTGATAACGAATACAATCCCAAGCGGGGGCAGAAGCGCCAATAGAAGGAATCCAACAATGAAAAATAGCCACCAGTGAGCCTTGAAAAGCGGCATGATTCCGACCTTCCGCAAGATCTGCATCTGAACATTCCACCAATAGCGACCGACTATTGAGACGCTGGCGATAACGGCGGCCACGCCGTCCATAGCGGCTCCATAAGCAACATGGGAGTCTGGTTTCTTGTCATAATTATTCATCTGATACCTTCGGGCCTCAAGCTTTGGGCCAATTTAAATTAGCGGAGCACCCCATAAGGAAAGCCCAAATGTCAGCAAGATCAGCACTGCGGCAATTCATTGTGGCTTGTACCAGAACCCGATCGCCGCCGACTTCAGCAACTGGGCAGCTACCCTCAATGCGAGCGATGTCTCCCTCACCCCAACCGCGATTTTGTAGCATCACTATCTGAGGTGATACATGCCCACCACCCGCGAAACCATCTTCGCCGCGCTGCACGCGCGGCTTCAACTGCTAGCCGCCACGGTCCTGCGTGACGAGGTCCTGCCCGAACGTATTCCGTCAGCCGGGCTAATCATCCTGCGCGATGGCCAACCCGGCGAGCCGGAAGTCACGCTGTCGCCCCTACGCTATCACTATCAGCACAGCGCAGAACTGGAGGTGATCGTCCAGGCAGCAAAGGACCGGGCGACCGCTTTCGACACCCTAGTCGCAAGCATCGGCACCACGCTGGAAGCCGACCGCACCCTCGGCGGCCTCTGCGACTGGGTCGAGGCGGAGGCCCCGGCCTCGGTCGATCTGCCCGTTGAAGGCACCGTAAGCCTGAAGGCGGCAGTGATCACCGTCCTGCTGCACTACACCACCGCGGGCTCGCTGGCCTGACACCCCAACAATAAGGAGAAAGACATGGCACGAGCGCAAGGCGCCCGGGCGCAGATGGCGCTTGGCTTTGAGACGGTTTACGGCACCCCGCCGGTCAGCGGGTTCCGGTTGATGCCCTTCGCCCGGACGACGCTGGGTTCGGAGCAACCGCTGCTGGAATCCGAACTCTTGGGATATGGGCGCGATCCACTGGCCCCGATCAAGGACGCGGTCACGGCAGACGGCGACGTCGTGGTGCCAATCGATGTCGAGGCCTTTGGCTATTGGCTGAAGGCAGCATTCGGTCAGCCCACCACCACCGGCACCACGCCCAAGACCCACACGTTCCAATCGGGCAACTGGACGCTGCCCAGCATGTCGATCGAGACAGCGATGCCGGAGGTGCCACGCTATGCGATGTATTCCGGCTGCGTGCTGGACCAGCTATCCTGGCAGATGCAGCGGTCCGGCCTTTTGACTGCCTCGGCAAAGCTGATCGCACAAGGCGAAACCATCGCTGCAACAACGGCCGTTGGCACCCCGACCGCTCTTGGCCTACAACGCTTTGGTCATTTCAACGGCACGGTGAAACGCAACGGCAGCAGCCTCGGCAACGTCGTCTCGGCCGAGATCACCTATTCCAATAATCTCGACCGGATCGAGACCATTCGCGGTGATGGCCGTATCGACGGGGCCGACCCGACCATGGCTGCGCTGACCGGCCGCATCGAAGTGCGGTTCTCCGACAGCACACTCGTCATCCAAGCCATCGACGGCACACCCTGCGAGTTGGAGTTCAACTACAGCCTCGGGGCAAACGCGAGTTTCACGTTCACGGCACACGCCGTTTACCTGCCGATCCCCCGCATCGAAATCGCCGGGCCGCAGGGCGTGCAGGCCAGTTTCGACTGGCAGGCCGCGAAAGCCACCAGCCCCGCCCGGATGTGCACCGCCACCCTCATCAACAGCATTGCGAGTTATTGACCATGATCCGACTGAACCTGACCGCCACCCCGCAATGGCTCGATCTTACCCCAGGCCTGCGCCTGCTTGTGGGCCCGCTCACCACCGCGCTCATGGTCTCCGCGCGGGCCGATGCCGCCATCGAGGCGATGCCAGAGACAGCCACGACCGAAGAGCTGGCGCTGGCCATGGCGAAAGCCGTCGCCCGTCGCGCCGTGCTGGATTGGGAAGGCGTAGGTGATGACGCGGGCAATATTGTCCCGGTTTCAGCGGACGGCATCGACGCCCTGCTGGAAATCTGGCCGATCTTCGAGGCGTTCCAAACCCAGTACGTCGCGCGGGGCCTGATCCTGGACGCGGAAAAAAACGCCTCTGCGCCCTTGCCGACTGGTCCTTCGGCGGGGGCGATCGCTACTGCGCCGCCTGCGCACCCTACGAGGGCCGCGAGCGCAACTGCCCGGATTGCCCGGCAAGACTAAACCGCCCGCACACACAGGACGGCTGGCAGGTCTGGGATCTGGTCGGCCGCCTGGGCGGGCAGTTACGCGTCATCCCCGGCGCGGTCTTGGGCTGGGACATGGGCACGGCCCTCGCGCTGGCGCAGGCGCTCGGGGTCAACACCCTGATCACCGCCGAACTGCTGCCCGAGATCGAGGCGGTGATGGTGCGCAAGCTGAACGAACAAATCGGAGAAAACCATGGCTGAGAAGAAGGTCAGCGTCCGCCTTTCGGCGGTCGGCGGACGACAGGTGCGCGCCGAGTTGGAAGGCGTCGGCGAGGCCGGAGCGCGTGGCTTTGGACGTCTCTCGTCGGAGATGGAAATGGCGAACGCACGTCTCGTTGGCTTTGCGCGCCGGGTTGGATTGGCTCTGGCCGCTGTAACCGCTGCAGCGGCCGCTACAGGCGTGGCGATGATCCGATCGGGGCTGGAAGCCGTAGATGCGCAGGCAAAGCTCGCGCAATCGCTTGATACCACCGTGGCCAGTATTCAGGTGCTGGAACGCGCGGGCGGTCTGGCCGGGGTTGCCATGACCGGTATCGAACAAGCGACCAAGGATCTGACGCGGCGCTTGTCGCAAGCGGCCGCTGGCACTGGACCTGCGGGCGATGCGCTGGATCGGTTGGGTCTTTCCGCCACCGGCCTGATGGCATTGCCGCTCGATGAACGGATTGCCCAGATCAATCAGGCGATCACGGATTTCGTACCGGTGGCGGAGCGTGCGGCAGTGGCGGGGCAGCTTTTCGGCGAGGAAGGCTGCATCGCCATGTCCCGGATCGACAGCGCAACGCTACGGCAGGCCACGCAGGATGTGCGCGATTTCGGGTTGGTGGTCTCGGAGCAGGATGCCGATCAGATCGAACGCACCAATGACGCGCTCTCTCGTCTGGGGCTGATCTGGCGCGGGGTCTCGAACCAGTTGACGGTCGCCGCTGCCCCTGCGTTGGAAGCGATCGCAAATGCCCTCGCAGCATTGGCGCGTACCACCGGTCCGATCGGGATCGCGATCACTGTCCTCTTCGACAATATCGGGCGGCTAACCACCTATGCGGCGACCTTTGCCGCCCTGATGGCGGGGCGCTGGGTGGCGGGTATGGCCGCTGCCGCCTTGTCGGTCAGCAGCTTGGCCACCGGTCTCGTGATCCTGCGCGGGGCGCTGATCCGCACCGGCATCGGTGCGCTTATCGTCGGCGCAGGCGAATTGGTGTTTCAGTTCACGCGGCTGGTGTCCGCCGCAGGTGGATTTGGTGCCGCAATGGGATTGCTGAAAGACGTCGTCATCGAGGTCTGGGATCGCATCAAACTGGGAGCGACGGCTGCTGGGGCTGCGGCCACCGCGATGTTCTTCGACATCAAAGCAGATGCGGCCAGCGGGATGCAGAGCGCCATCGAAAGTGTGGTCGGTTTCGGCAACGCTGCCGCCAATACCTTTGAGGGTGCCTTTGAGGCGATCAAGGCCATCTGGGGTCTATTGCCCGCGGCCATCGGCGATCTGGTGTTTCAGGCGGCAAACAGTCTGATCGAGGGCGTCAAGAGCATGCTGAACGGCGTGGTGGCGCGGATCAACGGCTTCATCGAAGGCATAAACACCGGGTTGGAAACGCTGGGCTCGGATCGTCGAATTACCATCCTGGGCGATCTGGACCTTGGCGAGATCGAAAACCGCTTCGCCGGAGCCGCGACCCGGGCTGGCACGGCCGCAAGTGACGCCTTTGATCGGGCCTTTGAAGACAACCCGCTGGCCGTGCCGGATTTTGGTCTGACCGACATTTCCCGCGAAGCGCTGGGCGCGGCGAACACCTACCGCGCGGTGGCAAACGATCTGGCTGCCGGGGCACTGGCCCCACTTACCAGCTGGCAGGCGTTGCAGAACGCCGTCGCCAGTGCTGGCAGCGATGGCGAGACCGCACTTGCAGGGGCAACCGATGCCGCTGGCCGCTTTGACGATGCCATTGCATCGGCCGGGCGCGCGGCCGTGGATGCTGCGAATGGTGCTGGTGCGGCCGCCACGGAAGGTGCCGAGGCCGCGAAGACCGGCTGGGCCGCTGCCGTTGCGACCCTCGCCGACTATGCGGCCAAGGCCCGCGACATCGGCGGCGATATTGGCAACACCTTGGTTGGGGCGTTCACCTCGGCCGAGAATGCCGTGGGCGAGTTTGTCAAATCCGGCAAACTCGACTTTCGCGATCTCGTCACCTCGATGATCGCCGATCTGGCCAAGCTGGCGGCGCGGCGCTTTATTCTTGGGCCGATTGCCAATGCTTTGTCCGGCGCGCTCGGCGGCGCGGGTGGGTTGTTCGCCGACATTCTGCATTCCGGCGGCACGGTCGGCTTGGCGGGCAACCGCCGCATGGTGCCAGCCATGGCATTTGCCAACGCTCCCCGCATGCATTCTGGCGGCTGGGCTGGGCTGAAACCGGACGAGGTACCCGCGATCCTGCAGCGCGGCGAACGGGTGCTGTCGCGCCGGGAAGCCGCAGGTTACGGGCAGGGGCAATCCTCTGCGCCCGCCGTCGACGTCACGATCATGTCCCGCGACGCCGAAAGCTTCCGGCAATCCCGCAC